CCCCAAAACAGTGTGCCGGTTGGATTTACCACCTCCCGGCCGGACGCGACGTGCTTGATGGTCTCGACGGCCAGTGTCGTTGCCCTTGTGGTTACAGGGGGTAATTTGTCCATCGTGCCTCACGGATTCTGAATGGGTGTCCAATTTGACGGCGTACCGCCTTCGTAGCCGTCGCAGTCGCAGGCGCGGTACTGCACGCGCCATTTGTAGCCATTGTACGGCGCACCGCCGCCGGGGACTTCGGCCCAATACTCGTGCGGACGGCCAACTTGAGAGCGACCGTCAGGGAACGTGCCGCTGGCATTATTAACATTTCGCCATGCGCTGTTGAGGCTGGGATCATCTTCACACTCAAACCGATATTCCACGCAGCCGAGGTCGTGTTCAGCGACAACGGCCACCATAATATGATACCACTTGCCACCGACCTGTCCTTGGAATGGAAAACCGGAACCGAGCTGTGCCGGGTCAGGGGCAAGCGGAAACTCATCCGTGTTGCACCACCAACCCGGCAAGCCCTCAAAGACCTGTTCGGCGTCGTCGCAGATATTTCCATATTTTACCCAAAGCAGTTCTGGGCATACAACATCTGTAACCGTGAATCTGAACACAAAATCCCGCGATGATGTCCGCTCCAAGCACGGCGAGTTGAATTCGACCCATCCAGCATCGTCCGTGTATCTGGTTAGCGTGTCCTCGTAGTCGGGGTCTCCTCCTCTTGGGCCAACCCACAAATCAACGGTCACCATCGCGCCGACAATGGGTTCGCGTGCAGAGAGGCTTTCGATTTTGAACTTCCCTTTCGCCCTTAAGAACCCGTCGGCGCATCCTATGGTGAAGTCCTCGGCCTGGCACTCGGCGACAATCATATAAAAATCTTCTTTTTGGGCAATAAAACATAAATCGCCGCGATGAACGTAATCTGCGACAAAATAAGATATATAATATGAATTCGTCCACCCAAGCTGGCCGTCAACGCTGCCGGTGGGGGTCACATTGTGTTTATACGTGTCTCGCCAATGGCGGTACTGCCTGAATTCATCCGTTTCTGGAAGGAACGCAGCAAGTTTTTGGTTGACATTGTCAAACGTCCACAAAACCGCCTGTCCCGACAAAAAAGCTCCACTCGTAGGCGGGTCAAGGTGGCTATATCCTGAGTGATTCCAATTATGAAGATGTTCGATGCTGCCGCTTATTTTGTTCATCACGAAATAAATATGCTGTGTCCACGTTGCGTGGTCGGTTGCATAGACAAGGGCGCGGTCGGCGGTTTGAGCCAAAACACTGAACACATCGCAGTCGGGGTGAACGTCCGACGGCTGGAGCGTATATCGATCATAAAGCTCCATACCCAAACCAAGCGGCCAGTTGTGTACTCGCGCAGCTCGGTATCTTATCAGTCCTGATGAAGATTGAAAATGGGGTGCCTCGCCCGTGCGTCCGTTGCTGTAAAGGAATGTCGCTGACCAAGGGCTGCCAAACGTTCCGGTATAATATACCAATTCTCTTATCGTCCACTCGCCGTCATCTGTGGTATAAGCCGGCGATGCGTGATACGCCCAATATTTTTGCGGTTTACTATAATCCGGCTCAGGCGGGTCTGTCCCCGGAATCGCTTGCCACCCAAAAGTGTGTTCGTATAGGGGTGTTTCCCAGTTGTTATAACTCAGCCCCAGTCCGTCTGGGGTCCATTGCTCAAGATACCGTTTAGTGCCGAAAAAAGAGGGCGGCTCTGACTGGACCGTGACAAGTCGCCACAGGTATTTCGAGTATTTTCCGTTGATAGGTTGCACGCCCCCCATCAAAGCCCATAATTCTCCACCCACACCTATAAATCGGCTGCCGTACACCCCGCCATCTTCAAAAGCATTTCCGCTGACTGCCGCCCACACAAACGCCTTTATGTCGTGGTCATAAATCGCACATCCGAGTCCATCCAGCATAGGGCCATTGTGAAGGAGCTTATTGGGGTCGCAGGTGTACCGCACGCCGCGTTTTGTTACGCTGCCGCCATCGGTGAGGAATCGCGACACGGCCCTTGCACACGGCTCAAGCGGCAAACCGCCCATCGGGACTTTTACTTTGAAATACCCGTCCGTCGTGTCAAACTTGCCATAGAGAGTTTCGTATTCGCCAAATCCAACTTCAGGCCACCACCCAGAACCCCCAAAAACACGCCCTACGTAAATGTGGATTTCACCTTTGTGCGGGTCGTACAGGCAATACCTACCATAATACATGCGCTGCATACCGTCGCCGCACTCCGTCGGCCAGTCCGCCTCTGTGGTCTGGAAGCGAATCAGCAGAGGCCACAGCGTAGGCGTCTTTATCTTTGCGACGTGCCCTTTTACAATATGGTCATACGACATAACAATCCCCGTTATGGCTGTGTATGGGTTTGCACCGCAAACTGTATCGGGATGGTGTGCAGAGCGATGTACTTGCCATCGTCCACGCGGACGGCAGCGACGATATTGTTCACTTCATACAGATCATTGTTGGTATAGGTCGGATACCGATACACGTCCACGTCCGTATCTGGGTATTCCGTATCAAGCTGCTCTGTGTCTCTATTCCAGCATTGCACCCGCCCCTTCATCGGATGAAGCTCAACATTGGTCAGCTTGATAAACGCAAACGACGGCAGATAGTGGGATGCGTTTAGCCCGCTATGATAGACAATCGCCCATTTAAGACCCGTTCCCGACTCTTTCCAGATAATCCTGCACGGCCCGGTTCGTGTGCTTTTCAGGTATCCCGTTTCGGGTTCGGGTTCAGTGATAACATCGGCAAACCCGTGGTTGTGGTCTCGGACATCAATTCGTACAGGACAATACCCCGAATACCACGCCTTGATAGGTTTTTTGTCGGATGACGATGCGGGACGCATCATCGGTTCACAGGTAATCAGGAACCCGCCAAACCGTTGTTGATTGTCGTTCCAGTTGCCGGGCGGACGCACCTGCAGAACGGTGTCTTGAAAGAAAGCAGGGCCGGGGACTTGTTCGAAAGTGATTGGGTCGGTTACAAGCATGTCGCTGTAAAACGGGTCAACGATGCCCAATTGGGGGACATCGGCAGCAAAGCTGCCGTATCCGGGGACGACAAGGACGGTGTTGTGGTTTTTGACGATTTTGCCCAGTAAATGTGTTTTATCCGGCGACTGGTCGTTGATGACCGCCTTGACCTTCTGCCACGTCCGCTCGGTTAATTTGATGGTTTTTGACATTGCTTGCTTTCGGTATAAAAGTCCGGTTTAAATCGCATCGCATAGACCCTCGGCGGCAGATAACACTATTCAATTGACGATGGACAAAGTCAAGTTCATCAATTGTCAATCGTCCTTCGTCGATCCTTTAGCTCGTTCCGATGGTCAGGTCGCCGAAATCATCAAACAGATACGGCCGTTCCACATACACCGCAACCGGACGCTGGACCAGCCGCGACTGGTCGATGGCCTCGCCGTACATCACCCACATATAGTCCCAGCCGACCTTTTGGCCGACGAGGATGTCGCCCACATAGAAGTCCGCACGGTTCGGGCTGACCTTAAACGTATACTGAATCTGCCACCGCTGCTCGTTTTCGATGACGACCAGGTTGCCCGACGCCCCGTAAAACAGAACCTCACCGGCAGCAAACCCTCGGAACGATGCATTATTGGTCTTGCCCGTCAGCCGCGCCAGTGCTGTGCGGTACGCCAGATTGACCTGCGATTTCGTTTTGATGTGTGTTTCGGTAAAGGAATAGGCCGGGATGATAATATCCGTCCCGTTGACCCGATGGCCGTCATAGCCGATGGCCCCCTGCATATTGGGCGCATTGGCCGGGTATCGGTTGACCGTCAGGGGCGACTGTGTGATGTGCTGACTGCCGCCGGTGGTGTCAAACGTGGTGGTAAAATCCGTCGGGTCGGCCGGCCCGTACAACACCCGTGCCTTGAAGATATTCTGCGTGGTGTTTTCGATATCGACGTGAACGGCCTCGATGGTGCGCTGTTTGCGCCACAAGCCCTGATACAATGCCGGCGCAACCGCCGCCAATTCCAACCCCGCCTCGGCCTCGGTCGCTGCGCCGCGGAGGGTATAGTTGAACTCGGCCTCTTTGCCGGGAATATAGCGGGATTCGATGTCTTGAGTAACAATCACACTCATAATGGTCTTTCTTTTTTTTTGCCACAGAGGCCACAGAGAACACAGAGGTTAAATCATTATTTTTCTTCGTGCTCTTCGTGTGCTTCGTGGTTAATTTTTTAGCTACACCACAGTCTCGTCGCTGTCACGCTGCAATTGCAGCAGTTCACGTGTATTTTTGGCAATCTGTTCGACGCCGTTGGCCGTGCGTTCGGCAGCGCCCTGACCTTCTGCACCAAACCGACCAAACCCGCTAAATCCCCCGGCAGTGGATATTTTCTGGACGGCGGCGTCAAACGCACCGGCCAACAGCGACATATCCGGCGGCTCGATCTGGCCCGGCCCGCGCATCCGGCCGGGACCGACCTCTTTTTCAGCGCGTTTTTGGCGTGCGGTGCCGAGGGCGTCCTGCCATTCTTTACGGGCGGCCTCTAAATCGGCAGCGTTCTGCGTCATCTTGTCGGTATATGCGGCGTCCAGCTTTTTATGCCGTTCGGCGCTCTGTTGACCGATTTGTTCCAGTGTCGCATCCCGCATCGTCGCGGAACTGTCGCGCCGTTCTTTACGGCGGCGTTGGACTTCGGCATCCTTGTCCAGGAATTTCTGCGCGGACTTCGCTATCGCCGCCTCTTTGGCATCATCGATTTGTTTGTAGGCGGCTTCGGTATCCATCGCGTCGTCAAACAGACCTTTAATCCACACCCACGCCTTCTTGGCAGCCGCCTTCATCGTTTCCCAAGATGCGACAAACGCAAACTCAAACATACTCCACAGCCGCGACAGGAACGCCGTCGTCTCAATCCAGCCGGATTCTAAGGCGTGCCAGACCAGCGCCGCGGCCGCTAACGTGCCGTCCCAGGCGTCGTAGGCAATGCGGATAAAGACGTTGCGAAAGTCCAGCCACATCTTCTGGAGGGCGTTGACGCCGCGTGTAAACTCCATCTTCAGCGTCAGCCACAGAATCTTCGCCGCGAAAGCAATGTCGCCAGCCGCCAGTGCGTCGCCGATACCGCCGAACGCCTCTGTCGCCGTGTTTCGCAGTTCCTGGAATTTACTGCCCAGCCACGACAATGCCTTGGCACCCGCTCCGGACGCATACAGTAAATACGCCCCCAGCGCCGCCACCGCTGCAATGACCAGCACCACCGGATTGGCCAGGAACGCAATCGCAGCACCCAGTGTCTTAAATACCGTACCCGCAAACACAATCACCGAGGCCAGCTTGCCCAGCGCCAGTCCCAAGGCACTGATGGTGCCGCCGAACAGCATCAGGGCAATCCCGCCGGCGACGACCGCAGCGGCAATCTTGGCGACCATCACCACCACCTGCCGGTTGTTTTTCAGCCAGTCGTTGAACGTCACCACAACCTTCGTCACCCAACCGGACAGTTCCTGCAGTGCCGGTGCCAGCGCCGCCCCGATTTGGAATGTGGACATCTTGACGACCTTCCACAGCCGACCCAGAGCATCGGTAAACTCTTCTGCGGCCGCGGCGTCCTGGCCGCTCATGGTCAGTCCCAACGCCCGTGCCTCTTCCTGAAGCGCCTCAATCCCCGCAGCGCCGTTTTCCAGCATCGGCAGCATCGCCGTGCCGGATTTACCAAACACCTGCATCGCCAGCGCGGCGCGGAGGGTGGGATTCTTAATCTGGCTGAGTCGGTCGGCAAGGAGTTTGAATTGCGCTTCGGGCGACAGTTTGGCCAGTTGGCCGTAGGACAGCCCTAACATCCCCAGTGCATCGGCGGCGGACTTTGACCCTTGCCCGGCATCGCTGATGGTTCGCTGCATCTTGCGGACGCCGCCTTCGAGCGTCTCAATGGTCGTACCGGACTGCTGGGCGGCAAACGACAGTTCCGACAGCGCTTCGGTCGAAAACCCCGTCCGTTTGCTCATCTTGCCCATCGCATCGCCCATCGCCGCAAACGCCTTACTGGACGCCACCAGCGGCGTCAGAACGGCCGCACCCAATCCAACCATCTGACGGCCCATCCGGCTGATGGCAGTCCCAAACGCCTTGAGCTTCTTTTCAGCGGCACGCAGACCGCGCACCAACTTCGTATCGTCAGCAAATAACTCGACAAACGCCCGTCCCGCTCGGATTGCATTGGATTTAGCCATCAGCAGACTTGCCTGTTTTTCAATTGTTGCTTTTCCTGTTGAATCCGCCCCTCGGCCATCCGGATATAGTCGGGGTTTTGCTCAATCCCGATATACCGCCGACCGGTGCGGACACACGCCACCGCCGTGGTGCCCGAACCGATGAAGGGGTCCAAGACCACATCGCCCTGATAGGTATAAAACTGGATGCATCGATAGGGTAAATCCACCGGGAACGGCGCTTTGTGGAGACGGCTTCTTTCGGCCGGGAAGTACCACACCGTCGAGGCACAGTCCATAAACTCCTGTCGGGTCATCGTGGAGATGCCGCGGTGGTGTTTCTTGAAGCTGTTTTTGTTCAGCACAAAGATAAACTCCATCCGCGACCGGCAGATAGGATTGGAGGCCGACATCCAGCTGCCCCAGGCGGTGTTCGACCCGCAAAAGCTCTGCGGATCGTCCGGCCGTTTGGACTTGACCCAGATAATCGTCTCACGCAGCGTATAACCGATGCTTTTAATCAGATTCAGCAACTCGACATAGTCGATGCCCGCCTCTTTGACGGTCGAGACTTTATAGCCGATGTTCAGGCAAACCCGCCCATCGTCTTTTAAGACCCGGTAGCACTGCTCGAGATAGTCGCGTGTAAACGCCAGATAGTCATCGTCGCTCTTACGGTCGTCTGCTGTGCCATAGTCCAGGCCGATGTTATACGGCGGACTGGTGACACAGCAGTCCACGCAGCCGTCCGGAAGGGTTTTTAAGACCTCTCGGCAATCACCGCACATTATAGAATCCAGCGTCATGCAATCGACTCAAACAACAGGGGTTGATTCTCTCGTTTTAGACTTTTGACTTTGCCCTTTAAACTATCAAAAGCGGACTGCCGGAACTGCCCCGACCTCTCAATCCTGGGGGATTGCGGGTCTCTCTTGACCCCTCGCCCGCATCTATTTTCCAGATCAAATCGTCGTGTTTGGGATAGCGGCTGGTCCATCGGACGGTGCTTTCCCGCAGCAGTTGTTTTCGCCGCCGGTGTCCGCACAGGAACGTGCAATACCGAAACTGCCGTCCTCGCACGCGCCGCAGGTTCAGCCCTCGCCAGACGGCCTTACCGCGGCTTCCAAAGCGAGAGTTTAACAATCGCGGATGCACCGGCTCACCGTCGTCGGTCAGGTAGATTTCCGTATTGATAAACCCGCCATAGAGCCAGTTGGCCGCCTGATAGATATAGCCGGGCTTGCCGCGGATGCCGTCGGCCCAGGTAAACAAGACCTGTTTATCTGGCTGATTTTTGCGGAACCAATCAACGCAGCCGGACAATAACTGACTTTCGGTATTCCTCGGCAGTTCCTCGCGACAGCACAGCCGACACAATTCCCAATAGTCCGGCGTATCCAGCGATGGAAACAGCCGCTGGATGGTGTGTTTCGGACGAACACCCCAGCCCCAGATAGCCGCACCGCCTAAGCCCTGGGCATCATAAAAGCCCAGGGCCAGGCAGCAATGCGGAGGAAAGATATTGCTGTAGTGATACGTTCGGCACAGCGCCTTGGCATCCGCAATCGCAATGGTCTCGACGGCAATCATCGGTTATGTCGCCACCGGAGCAGAAGGGGCGGTCTTCAGGGTCGTGATGACCTGATCTTTTCGCCGATTGTCGGCTGCGGTGCCAATCCCCAGCGCCCCGCCCAATAGACCTATCCCAATCGGAATCAGCGCCGCCGGGTTTAAGGTACTCTCGGCCGCGCTGACGGCCACCAGACCGACCGTATCGAGCAGTTGCTGTTTGAACGCCTCCTGCCGGGCGAGGTCGTCCTGACCGGCCTCAACACGCTGATTGAAGAGTTTTATCTCTTCGTTAAACGCCGCGATCTCGGCATCCAGCTCAATCCGCCGCACGGCCAGGTCTTTTTCGCCGCCCAGTGCCTGCCGCTGAAACTCCGTGCGTGTGACCTTGGTCGTATCGCCGTTGGCCAGGCCGTGGGTCATCGCCTCACAGCCGGTCAGGTTCAGGACAAACCCCATCGCCACGATAAACGCGATCACCGAGGCGACGGCATACCGATTGTGGTCCATCCATTTAAACGCATTGTGTACGATGTCTTTGTTCATCTTTTGTCTCCAGTAAACAGGTTTCGAAGTAACGATACATTTTCCTTATCTACAACAATCACATCCGGCCGGGATGTATTCAGCGTCGGGTTAAAGTCCGACGGTTTAAACGCCTTGGTCTTTTTCGGGTCACGATTGACATTGGCCACAAGCGCCAAGATTGCCGAGGTGTGCTGCCAGTTATCCTTGACCCGTCCCTCGGCCATCCAGAACAATTGACGCAGCGTCAACGGCAGGGGGGTGACCCCGACGATTCCGGCCAGGTGCCAGACAAGGCCCCATCGACCAGTTTGTCCAGGTCCATCGTGTCGATTTTGTCCTCGATGGCGGCGGTCGCTTTTTCGATGAGCCGGGCCTGTGCCGCGACCGCTTTGGCCCGATCCATCCGGCCGCGGCTCTGGAAAAAATCCGTCAGCTCGTCATAGAACGCTTTCTGCGCCGCCAGGAGGGTTTTGCCGTCAAAGGCATTGCGGACATCGGCCTCGGACACCTTGTGCGCTTCAAACTGCGTTTCGAGCAGAGCGCACAATACCTCACCGAGCAACATCTCGTCTGTGCCCAGGCGGGTTAATAGCGGCGGCTCGCCTGCCTCCCGCTGCAAGAGGTCAATCTCCAGCTTGGGTTTCACATGCAGCGCCGTACCGAGCGTTAAGGCAATCGACCACGTCCGGCCAGCAGCATCCGTAAATGTCTTCATTGATTATCTCCTATTTTCGATTTTCAATTTTATTGACGAAGGACGATGGACGATTGACGATTTAAAACACTTCGTCCATCGTCAATCGACAATCGTCCATCCTATGTCGCTGCGTACCACGAATCGAACTTGGCCAGCTTGGCGGTGACGCTGACAGTGATGGCCTCTTCGAGCGGTTCGTTGCGCGAGAAGTTGGTAATTGACCAGTTGCCCACCGGCCCTTCGGCCTTCGATTCGGTTGCATCGTGCGGCTCGGTCAACGCCGCCAGCGCAACGGTGCCGTTGGAAAGATAGGCATTCTTGATGGCCGTAAACGCCGCGTCCCCGGGCTTCCACTGCATCTCAAACTCCAGCGTCGCCTCACGCAGGGTCGGGGCCGTCGCCCGCCAGCCCTTGTTGGCGCGGGTGGTGTGGTGTAGGGCAGGGAATTACACCCTGCCCCCAACCCCGAACCGGACGTGCAACTTTCGAAGCATCCGGCTCTCCAAATGTTTCTAAGTCTAATTTCCTCTGTGCTTGTTCTTATGACATTCGTGACATAAGGTCTGAACGTTGCCATTAGAATTTGCCATTTGGAAATTGGCAAAGCTCTTAACGGGTTCGATATGGTCGGCATGCGAGATTTCAGCAGTAACTTTGGCTCCGCAAATCTGGCAACAATAGTTGTCTCTTTTTAGAGCCTCGTGCTTGCTGTCCCACTGACCAAATCTGCCTCTTTCATTAAATTTATGAAATGAGGCTTCAATCTCCTCATCGGTTTCGTAGCTATTGGCATCTTCGGGGTGATATGGCTCTGGTTTAGAAATGTACAGTCTAATAGATGTACTTCTAAACCTTTCTAATTTGCAATCTTCCGAGACAACTATTGTGCTCTGACGGTAATACCGCTTAAGCACTTTCGCCGCCCGGATGTCCAATTTCCGACTAATTGCTTTCACAGCAATCCAGAACGCCCAATGGT